AAAGACTGGGCCAATCCCTGTGTCCACGACTGAGGCACAAACATGCCCTGCTGCTTGCCCGTTCAACAATGCCAATGAGGGTGGCTGCTACGCAGAAAGCGGCCCTCTCAAAATGCACTGGATGAAAGTGTCCGACAAAGCACGTGGTGACACATGGTCTGTGTTTACAGGCAAGATTGCCAACCTGAAAGCTGACACACTGTGGCGGCACAATCAGGCTGGTGACTTGCCCGGACGCAATGACCAGCTTGACGCTACAGCTTGCATGGAATTGACACAGGCCAATGAGGGCAAGCGTGGCTTCACATACACTCACTACGATGTGCTTGGCAGTGAGCGTAACCGCATGATTGTGACGCAGATGAACCGTTCTGGTTTCACTGTCAATCTGTCTGCCAACAATGTGGCACATGCTGACCAGCTTGCTGACTTGGATGCTGGCCCTGTGGCTACAGTGTTGCCCATTGACCAGACCAGCAACACCACTACACCGGCTGGCCGCAAGGTAGTTGTATGCCCTGCAACCATCCGTGATGATGTGTCCTGTGCTACCTGTCAGCTTTGTCAGCGTCAGCGTGACTTCATCATTGGCTTTCCGGCACACGGCACAAGCAAGAAGAAGGCCAGTGCCATTGCCGCTGCCTAAACCTCTTATGTATATGTTATGTGTAATAACACTTGAACTTTAGTGAAAGTGTATTACACTTACATATACTAGAAACAGTCCTACCTAGGACACTTGGAGAATGACAATGCGTATCAAGCCTACCAACCCCGTAGCGAAAGCGATTGCACAGAACCGCAGACGTACCGCTACACAAGTACCCAAGCCCAAGAAGGGCAAGGGCAGTTACAACCGCAAGCAAGAGGAGAAGCCTAATGCGGAAGACAAGTGAGTTTGACAATGACTGGAACGACACCACAATCTTTGAGAAGCTGCCAGTGCGTAAGACTGCTGGCAAGCCCAAGCGTGATGACTGGAAGCGTGACCGCAATGCGGCACGTAAGGCAAAGCGTATGACACAGGAGAAGAATTATGCTGCTTAGTGAAACAAATGTTCGTGTATACTGGAACTTGCACAAGGGCTGCTGGTCTGTACAGGACCGCAAGACAGGCAGGGTTGTCAAGCACATGGTTGCCTGTACCCTTGCCGATGTGAAATTCGTTGTCCGTCCCGCCGGACGTGAGAAGGTGCGTCGTGAAGGCAAGAAGAATGTACATGCCTTTGCTGCTGGAAGGTTCAGCCTCAAGAATGGGCTGGCATCATATGTCAAAGGCGCACGAAAGGTGACGTATAACCCCTACGTCAATGAGACATTCGTATTCACTGAGACTGGTGAGCCAGTGACAGATGCGTATGTCGTTACTATGGGTACATGGCAGGGCAAGCCCTCTGTCTGGGCCATCAAGAACCAAGCTAACTAACCAACACAAAGGAGATATTACCATGACAACACTTACCATTGAGAACACCATCGCCAAAGGCACATACTTCAAGCGTTCAACAGGCAAGACAGGACAGGTGATTGGCTCACCTGAGTTGGAAGCCAAGCTGACGAAAGTCGAGACGCTGTATCGCCGGTACTATGGCAAGCCTATGGGCCGTGGCAAGTTCTATGACCTTGTTCTTGGTGGCTCACGTGATGTGAAGTCAGAGGCAGGTGGATACATACAGTACACTGGTGAATGTGTTGCTGGTATCTGGCTTGACCAGATGCACAAGACACTGGGTGCTGCAGTACGCCGCAAAGACCGTGAGACTGTCCTGAGTGTTGACCTTGGGCAGTATCAGGTATCAAACATGCAGGAACTTGCCCGTGAAGTTCGGGGCAAGGCAAAGCTGCCAGTTCATCCCCGTTCTGGTAAGCGTATCCTCACACCACGTACACAGAAGGTTGCATGACTAAGTGGGTCTGCGTTGAGTGTGGTGGCACGGATGTATGGGAACTGTCATGGGTTCGTGCCAACCGCATCTCATGGATGTTGGAGTATGGAGAGGATGTGCATGTATATACAGACACATATCCCGTGCCTCAGACAAGGTGTATGGACTGTGAGAAGAAAGTTTTTCTAGTAGAAAAGGAGTCAACGTAATGTATTGGCAAATTGGTATCAAGATTGGCGCAGAGAGTGGGCAGGTAAATGTCCACCCCGCTGCCCTGCAAGAGAGTGTTTGGGATAATGCGGTTGAACACGCATTAGATATGGCGACCGCATTGTACCCGCAGCAACGCATTGAATTGGAATGGGTCAAGGAGTTTAACAATGACTAATGAACAGGCAGAACTTCTCACTAAAGAAGAACGTATGCAGCTTCAAGGCATACGTGAGGACTACTTGGAAATCTTCTACACCAAGCCTGAGTTGCGAGAGGATGACCCAGAGTTCTGGCATACTGTTGTTGACCAGTGGGAATTGGTCAACGCTCGTTTAGAAAAGGACGAGTGGGCTAGGATAAGAGGCACATGTCACACGGTAATTGGTGAGGAGTATGAAGATGCGTAACACATGGAAACTAATCATGGACTGGCGGTACAATCCGCTGGTCCATATCCCTGACAACAACACACGGCACATGGTGATGCAGGTGCTGGCATGGATGTGGTGCATTATCTTTGCCATGTCTGTTGGCTCTATCACTGTCTTTGGCATAAGTGCCATAGCACATGCCCTGCTGATTGCTGGCGTGTTCATCACGGCAGGTGTGTTTGAGACAGCCAGACGTAAGCCTAATTACTTTGGTGGCTTGGGTAGAGGCAATGGAGGTGAGCATGAATAAATATACAGATGACCAGATAGCAAATGCTTGCATGAAGTGCGTGGATGATTGGGATATGGAAACACTACTGCAATTTGCGTATGACGAGATGTATCATCACTACAGAGAAGTGGCAGAGTCAGACAGTCTGGATGCCTTTATGAAGGATAATGAGGATGAATAGGTTTATCATAGAAGATACCCCCGATGCTATAGCACGTTCACTGTGTGACCAGCACATTGTCAAGATGCCATTGGAAGAAGCGCAGATGTTATGTACTACACTGTGGCATCATGCACCGGAGTATGCAGAAGAACGTGGGCTGTACAAGCCTGTACATCAGAAGCATCCCTGTACATTGTGGGCAATGGAGAACCGTGCCAATTACCGCTGGGCTTACAGCCTGTACACATCCATGCTGTGTGAGTATCACCACAGATACGGCAAGTGGCATGGTGCTGGCAAGCACAGCATTGCATTGTACGAGGGGCGGCATCTGCTACCAGACGGTGACGTGACACCTCACCCGCAGTGTTTCAGCGGACACGATGACTGCAAGACAGATGAAGACTGGCCCATCGTTGCATACCGTGCGTTCTACACGGTGGACAAGAGCAGCTTTGCTAGGTACAATAAGGGCCGTGAGATGCCTGAGTGGATGAGGAGTGCCGCATGAAAACGATAACTGTGAACATCAAACACGAAGACCGCACCATCCTTGAACGGAAGGTGGAGGATTACTTTCGTGGCTATCACCCATTCGGGTATGGCACTAGGCTGGAGACACCAGCGTACTACGACGAAGACCAGCAATGTTGGGTGGCTGTGATATCCCGACACACCTCTTGTGATTAAGGAGAATGACAATGGAAGTAACACATGAACAACGCCTAGACTTGCTCAAGGCACACAATAGTCTGAAGGACATCCTGTCCACCATCTTTGACTGTCAAGACATCTGGATGTCCGATGTAGGCAAGCTGGAAAGATTGCAGTGTGACCTGCACCGCATCTTCAAGTTCGTACCCAAAGAGGATGCTGATGGTCATCGTATGCACTACGCAGACTGGGTGCTGGCAGAAGAGGATGATGACTAATGTTTGCTGAAGCACTTGTGTGCCTAGCACTCAATGTGTACCACGAGGCACGTGACCAGCCCTTCATTGGGCAGGTTGCGGTTGCCCAAGTGGTAATGAACAGAGTGTATGACGATAGGTATCCTGACACTGTATGTGATGTGGTTAAGCAAGGTCCAACGTACTCATGGAAGCAGGACTTCCCTGTACGCCATCGCTGTCAGTTTAGCTGGTACTGCGACGGTAAGTCAGACAAGACACCTGACCAGACAGCGTGGCAGCAAGCTATGTTGATTGCACAGGGTGTACACACAGGCAACCTTGACGACTTCGTTGAGGGTGCGACACACTACCACGCAACCTACGTCCTGCCTGAATGGGCAGAAAGCAAGACGCCTGTTGTACAAATAGGTGACCATGTATTCTATCGCTGGGATTAGTGCTTGACTGGGTGTGTGCTTTGTGATACAACGTAACTCTCAGTTGCCAATACGAAAGGAGACAACTCTATGACTGAACTAGAGCGTCGGTTCAACCGATTTGATGAAGACAACCCGCATGTATGGGATTTGTTTGTGAAATACACAAATGATGTGATACAAGCTGGCAAAAAGAACTACAGTTCAAAGGCTATCTTTGAACGTATTCGGTGGCACACCGACATTGAAACACAGTCTGATGTGAAGTTTAAGCTGTCGAATAATCATACAGCTTATTATGCACGTAAGTTCATGGATGCCTTCCCAGACAAAGAGGGTTTCTTCCGTACCAAAAAAGTGAAAGGAGACTAACTATGCCATTTGATTCACACATCCTTACAGCAGAGGAACTGCTGCCTGAGAACCTCAACTTCCCTGTGGAGTTTGAGCCTACCAAAGTGACGGACAAGAAGTATGTCATCAACGGTAACACCGGAGACTATCTTGGTGTGGTCGGTAACAGCTTCAAGTGTGCCAACCACGGTGACTTCTTCGTCGGTGTACATGACACAATCACGGAGAACCTTGGTGCTGACGAATGCGAAAGCATGAACATACGCTTCAGGACTGCACGTAACAACGCTTGGGCTATGGCTGACATGTCACTGCCTGAAGTGACTGCACGTATTGAGTCCGACAAGCACAGCACCACGATTGCACAGCGTATCATTGCCCTGCACGGGGTGGACGGTAGCTGTTCCAATCAGGTGTACTTTGGTGCCATCGACTTCTTTTGTACAAACGGTATGATTACCGGAGAGTATGACGACATCCGCAGGAAGAACACCAGCGGGTTCGACATGGACAAGTTCATCAAGGAACTGAAGGGTTCGACACAGGCTTTCTATGCACAGTCAGAACGACTGCAGCGGTTCGCAAACAAGACACTCTATGTCGGTGATGTGAAAGCCATGCTGGAATCCCTGCTCAAATCAGACCGTGTGTCAGAGAAGATGCTTACCTTGTACAATCAAGAGGCTGCAACTCGTGGTCAGAATGCTTGGGCATTGTACAGTGCCTTCACGAACTACGCCAGCTATGCTGATGAGCGTAATGGTTTCGGGCTGCGTAACACTGGCAAGGACACCAACGCTATCACGATGTTCCGTCGTGAGAATCAAGCTGCACAATGGGTGAACAGCACAGAGTTCAAGGAGTTGCTTGCAGCATGAAGACAGTTGAAGATTTAGTATTGACATACTATTCTTCCAACGATTTCAGTATGTTGAGGGACAAGTCTAAGAAGGACTATCAATACTTCCTCAACATATTGGTCGGTGAGTTTGGGTCTGTTGCATATGACAAGCTGTCGAGCAAGCAAGCCAAACACGCATATGAAGAATGGGTGAAGCGTGGCATCACGTTTGCCAATCATGTATGCACTGTGTCGTCGTTGCTGTACCGCTACGCCATCGACATGGAATACGCAATGGTGAACCCATTTGCCAATATCAAACGTAAGACTGCACCGCAACGTAAGGTGGTGTGGTCAGAAGACAACGTGCGTCAATTCCTTGACACTGCCTATGGGCAGTTTGAGTGGCGCAGCATTGGCCTGATTATTCATATGGCATACGAGTGGTGCCAGCGGCTAGGTGACATGCGTCTGCTGCAATGGGACAACCTCGACATGGATGATAGGAAGCTGTACCTTGAGCAGAGCAAGCGCAGGGCAGAGGTGTGCCTTCCAATCGAAGATGACCTGTACGAGATGCTTGTTCAGCAGCAGGAAGACTTCGGCTTTCAAGCCTACGTGGCACCCCGTGTGCTGCCTGTTGGTGGTAAGTATCATCCATACAGCCTAGAGCGTCTCAGCAAGGCTGGACGGGCTGTTATGAGGCAAGCTAATCTGCCAGAGGAGTTACGACTGATGGACTTACGTAGGACAGGCACGACACAGATGGTCGAGGCCGGTGTGCCTATGGGACAAATCATGTCTGTGACTGGACACAGTAACCCGCAGTCGGTGAAACCTTACATGAGAAATACGTATGCCAGTGCAAATAGTGCATTGACAGCACGTAAGTCGCATGGTAAAAGCACTTAACTGCCGCAAAGGAAAGTGATATATACATGGATAATATATACAACATTGTAAGTGATATGGACGTACCCGTGGGTATGACCAAGCGTGTTGCTTGCCCTAACTGTGGAGAGAAAACATTCACAGTGACAAACAACATGGGTTCGCTTGTATGGAATTGCTATCGTGCATCCTGTGGTATCAAGGGCGGGACACGTGTTCGTATGAGTGCCGATGACATCCGTGCTGGCTTTGCTGGTGCTGATGACTTCGCCAAGCAGGACACGTTCAAGCTGCCTGACTACATCGTGCCACACGATTGGAACGTGGCAGAGATTGCACATGAGTTATATGAATTGGATGCAGAAGAACTTGGCCTCATGTATGACGTGAAGGAACATCGCATGGTATTCCCTATCGTACATGACGACAAGATTGTGGATGCAACTGGCCGTTCATTGGGTAAACGATTACCTAAATGGAAACGGTATGGAAAAAGTGGCTTGCCTTATGTCGCAGGACATGGTAAAGTCGCCGTAGTTGTTGAGGACTGCTTGAGTGCAGCCGTTGTTGGTTACGGCACCTTTGTCGGGGTTGCGCTTCTAGGCACGTCATTGCAAGAGACGCATAAAGGGTATCTCTCGCAGTTCTCAACAGCAATCATTGCGCTAGACCCCGATGCGCTGCCGAAGACTTTGATTATGGCGAAAGAATTACGAGGGCATGTCAACGATGTTCGTGTCCTTCGACTAACCGACGACTTGAAATATCGTAACCCGACAGATATGGAGAACCTTCATGGAATTATCAATAATTAGGAGCCTGATGGACAAGTCATTCTATGATGACCATCGTGGCTCTAAGTGTCCGCAGCGTTTGTTCAGTAAGGACGTGCGGAAGATCAAGCAGGCTATAGATACTGCTATGGACAGGTACGAGCGTAGCGTTACGCCGGATGAGATTGAAGCCCTGTTCATGTCAAACAATCCTACGCTGACCACAGCACAGAAGCAGGCATACTCTAGCCTGTTTGCACAGGTCAAACGTGAGGAGCCTATGGGCGGTGACGTAGCACAGGAGGTGTTGTCCAAGCTGTTCCAACAGGTGGTAGGTGAGGACGTAGCAAACATTGGCTTTGATATGGTCAATGGTGATGCGGGTAGCCTTGAGTCCTTGCGTAACTTACTTGAGCGTTACGGTGATGACTTCATCCCTGACTTGAATATTGAGTGGGACGACATCACAATTGAGACACTCATGGCTAAGGCTGAACTGGAAGCACGTTGGACATTCAACATAGGTCCAGTGACACGCAAAGTAGAGGGCGTCTCTGGCGGTCAGCTTATCGAAGTAGGCGCAAGGCCCAACACAGGTAAGACATCCTTCCATGCCAGCTTGATTGCTGGTCCGGGCGGCTTCGCACATCAGGGTGCCAAGTGCATCATCTTGTGTAACGAAGAGCCTACCCACCGTGTCGGTGCTAGATACTTGACTGCTGCCGCTGGTATGTCAGCCCGTGAGGTACGGGATAACATGGCTAAGGCACAGGCTATGTATGAGCCAGTGATGAACAACATCAAGATCAAGGAAGCAGGTGGACGTGACATGGCATGGGTTGAGTCCGTATGTAAGTCATACAAGCCTGATGTCCTTGTGCTTGACATGGGTGACAAGTTCGGGGTGCAGGGTTCCTTTGCACGACAGGACGAGGCACTCAAGGCGTGTGCCATCTACGCTAGGCAGATTGCCAAGACATACGACTGCGCCGTGTTCTACATGTCTCAGCTATCAGCAGAGGCAGAAGGACGCTCACAACTTAACCAGTCCATGATGGAAGGTAGCCGTACAGGTAAGGCAGCAGAAGCTGACCTGATGATCCTGATAGGTAAGTCACCTTCTGTTGAAGGGCAAGAGGAAGACAGCCCACTGCGTCACATCAACATAGTCAAGAACAAGTTGAATGGCTGGCACGGTATGGTAAACTGTAACCTCGACTACTTAACAGCGAGGTACGAAGAATGAGAACCAAACGATTTAGCCCAGAGGATTTTGACCGTTACGACAATGCCGCCCGACAGATGACACAGAAGCATCTGGAACTAACGGGACATACTGTGGAGCCACACCCTGACAGGTATGCACAAGACCTTATAGCTACGAAGGATGGCACATCTATCTACGTAGAGTGTGAGGTCAAGGTAGTGTGGAGTGGTAGCACGTTCCCTTACGAGACTGTGCAGCTACCACAACGCAAACAGAAGTTCTTTGCCCAGCCCACATTGTTCTACATATGGAACAAGCAGCTTGATTGCGCCGTTACCTTCTTGTCTGAGGACATAAAGGACTTGACACCTGTCGAGGTTCCGAATAAGTATGTGTACAAGGGCGAGTACTTCTTCCAGATACCTCTGGATTTAACCAACAAAGTAAAGGTGAGGATTAAAGATGAAGCTAACACTTGATGTAGAGAACACCGTTACCAAGCGTGACGGCAAGACACACATGGACCCGTTTGAGCCAGACAATTCCCTGACTATGGTGGGCATGCTGGATGACCAAGGGGTAGAGTGCCTTGTCACCTTTGACCACAACGATGTGCCAGCAGATGCCGATGGCCATACAGTCGTACAGGAATGGCTAGATAGGGCTACTGTACTCATCATGCACAATGCAGCACACGACTTGCTGTGGCTCTGGGAATCAGGCTTCAAGTATGACGGGCCTGTGTTCGACACAATGCTTGCTGAGTATGTACTGCAGCGTGGCGTGAAGGAGCCGCTGTCACTAGAGGCATGTGCAGATCGTTATGCTCTTGATACTAGGAAGCAGGACACTCTGAAGGAATACTTTTCTAAGGGGTACAACACACGTGAGATACCGTGGGACATACTCGTATCCTACCTGTCATCTGATCTAGGTGCTACGCAGCAGTTGGCAGATCGTCTCATGCTCAGACTAAATAGTAAGGAAGACAGCGGCCTACTAAGCACTGTTGACCTAACAAATCAAGTGGCTACCTGCCTTGCTCGTATCTATCAGCGAGGCTTTGCTGTCGATTTGTCTGTGCTTGATAATGTGCGACAGCAGTTTGAGCAGGAGCGTGACGATCTTGAGCGTGACTTACAGCAGCATGTACGTACACTCATGGGGGATACCCCTATCAATCTTAATAGCCCAGAGCAATTGTCTTGGGTAATATACAGTCGCAAGGTCATAGACAAGCCAGCATGGGGTAATGCAATTGAGCCGTACATGAGTGGTGCAGAGTTTGATCGTATGATATCAGCAGGCACTGAACGCCTGTACAAGACTAAAGCAGTGCAGTGCCGTGAATGTAATGGTACTGGACATATACGGAAGGTACGGAAAGATGGAACACCTTATGCAAAACCCAATCGCTGCACGGTATGCAACGCTAATGGTTACAGGCTTGATAATACTGGTACTGTTGCGGGTCTTAGATTCAAAGCCCCGTCTGCTAAGTGGGCTAGTGCAAATGGTTTCAGCACTAGCAAGCAGAACCTTGAGACGCTAGAGAAATCAGCACGTGTCAAGGGAATGACAGATGCTGAAGAGTTCCTGTCAAAAGTCCGACGCTTGTCGGCGGTTGATACTTACCTGTCATCGTTTGTAGATGGCATACGTATCTACACAAAGCAGGATGGTAAGCTGCATGTACGGCTACTGCAGCACAGAGCATCTACAGGTCGTCTGTCTAGTGCAGACCCTAACATGCAGAACATGCCACGTGGCGGCACTTTCCCTGTGAAGAAGGTATTTGTGTCACGGTTCAATGATGGCAAGATTATGGAAGCAGACTTTGCACAGCTTGAGTTCAGGGCTGCTGCATATCTATCACAAGACGGAGTTGCAATTGACGAAGTATCTACTGGGTTTGATGTACACAGTTACACCGCTAAAGTTATTACCGATGCTGGTCAGCCTACGGATAGGCAGACTGCGAAAGCGCATACCTTCGCACCCCTCTACGGTGCCACCGGCTTCGGTAGAACGCCAGCAGAAGCTGAGTACTACACTCACTTCACGAAGAAGTACAAGGGCATCGAACTATGGCATGCCAAACTGGCTAAAGAGGCTATAGCCACAGGCAAGATCACTACACCGTCTGGCCGTGAGTTCGCCTTTCCTGATGTGAGCCGCAATGCCCGTGGTCGTGTGAGTAACTTTACACAGATCAAGAACTACCCCGTGCAGTCATTCGCAACAGCGGACATTGTTCCAATTGCACTACTGCACATTGATAAACTACTTGACGGCATGCAGTCATGTGTGGTAAACACAGTACATGATTCAATCGTCATTGACGTACATCCAGATGAAGAAAGGAGAGTCATCGACATAATACACCGGACTAACAAAGAGTTGCCTGACTTGATTACCCTACGTTGGGGATTGGTATTCAATGTTCCTCTGGAACTAGAGGCAAAAATTGGCCCCAACTGGCTTGACACACATGATGTGTCGTGATATAACTATGGATTCTAACTCGAAAGAAGGAGTATAAAACACATGGAACTAACAACAATTGACACTAACAATTACGCCGCAATGGCAAAGGCAATGGGCATTGCTAACGAGACATCTAGTGAGCGTAAGCAAGCTAGTACCCTTGCCCGACTACGCATCAATCACTCACCTGTAATGGGTGAGGCAGAAGTAAAAGGTAAGACCGTTAACATGGAGGTAATCAGCGGGGGTACGTACAAGCTGGAGGTGCCTGACGGACCTACCTACTACGCAGAGTCGGTACAGATTCGTCCGTATCTGCAACGCTTTATGTACAAGCGATTTGTACGTGGCATGGGTGATAGCCCTAACCGCTACGTCAAGACTGTCATGGCTGATAACCTGAACATTGATCTAAAGGACAATGACGGCGGGTTCAACTGTGGTAAACCTGCTGGCTACATCCAAGACTTCAAGGCTCTGCCTGAGAAGACACAGGAGTTGATCCGACAGATCAAGCGTGTTCGTGTAGTGCTTGGTACTGTACAACTTGTGAATGCTACAGATGCTAATGGTAACGCAGTGGATGTAGAGGAGACGCCATTCATCTGGGAAGTAGAGAACCGTGATGCGTTCAAGAACGTAGGCGGTGCCTTCACTCAGCTTGCCAAGATGAAGCGGCTGCCTGTGCAGCACATCATTACTGCTAACACAGAGGAGCGTAAGATTCCTACTGGTGCAGTATTCTACCTGCCTGTCGTGTCTCTTGATGTGACCAAGACCCTTGACCTTACTAATAAGGAACAGGATATGTTTGGTGACTTCATGCAATGGGTACAGAACTACAACGAGTACATCATCAATGCGTATGCAGAGAAGGCGACACATCGTAATGATGACGATGATGAGTTCATCGTAGACGGTCTTGTTGACATCGAAGTAGAAGAGGTAGCGTAATGAACCACCCTGCTGAACTGGCTGTGCATCAGTACATGGAGAACGCTGTTAAGGGTAAGTCCTCAATGTCAGAGGATACCATTAAACAAGTGGGTCAAGATGTAATGAACGCACTTCAACGCCAGTTTGGTGGGGGTAACAAGCGTGACAAGTTTGGTCTGCGTATGTCAAACGTAGGTAGGCCAACTTGCCAGCTTTGGTTTGAGAAGAATGAACCAGAGAAAGCGTTACCCTTTCCAACAACATTCGTAATGAACATGATGCTTGGAGATATCGTAGAGGCAGTCTTCAAGGGTCTTCTCAAAGAAGCAGGGGTGAAGTATGAGGATGATGAAAAGGTTACTCTACAGCTTGATGAGGATACATCCATCACTGGCACCTATGATATTGTTATTGATGGTGCTGTTGATGATGTTAAGTCAGCGTCTAACTGGTCATACACTAACAAGTTTGAGTCCTTCGACTCTCTTAGACAAGGTGATGCTTTCGGGTATGTAGCCCAGCTTGCTGGGTATGCAAAGGCTGCAGGTAAACGTGCCGGTGGATGGTGGGTAGTGAACAAAGCCAATGGCGAGTTCAAGTATGTGCCAGCTACAGGTATGGACGTGGATGAAGAAGTACGTAAGATCAAAGACACAGCCGATACTATGGAAGAGAACAGGTTTGAGCGTTGCTTTGAGGCAGTGCCTGAGACATTTCGTGGTAAGCCTACAGGCAACACAGTGCTGGGTACTGAGTGCGGCTTCTGCCGTTACAGATTTACGTGCTGGCCCGGACTGCAGGAACTACCGGCTGTTGCATCACAGGCCAAGCAACCTAAGACTGTGGCTTACGTAACACTTGCAGATGAATATAAGAGCAAGGACTTCTTCAAGGGACGGGCAATGTAATGCCTAACGCAAAGCAATTCCGTGCAGCACGGAAGTATGGGTACAGGAGTGGGCTTGAACACAAGCTGTCCCTTTATCTGGATGAACTCAAAGTCAAGTACGATTATGAGAAAGTTAAGATTGAATGGGAAGACCTTGC